CTACAGTGTTTTTACGGTATGTACCTTGCTTAATTTTTACGAAGTTAGTCATCATTTAAGTCCCCTTTGTTTAACTAATATATACTATTATACTGATTTTTGCTCAAAGGTCAACCTTTTTTGCCAGTTTTTTTGGTATTTTTTATGAATGTAAGTGCTTGTTTTAAAAAGACTTTTAATAATTTTCCAAAAAAAGTGGTAAATTTATCGCTCTAAAACACTAAAATGTGCAAAGGTTTGCTGGACACAAACTGCTTGAAAAAATGCATCTGCACTTGCATCATGTAAATCTTGCTGAATTGCTTTGCGTGGATCTGCAGGCATCATATTAAATATAGTCCTACAATCTTGTACTTGCCAAAATGCCCAGTTTCTATGATGATCAAATTGCTTAAATAAGTTCTCTAAAATAACCATATCAAACTGAGGACCTTGACACCATATTTTATCACAGCCCACTAAATACTTGTTTAATTCTTTAAAAAATTGCTCTAATGGCATTCTGTTATCTTCACTGAATGCTTCTTCTTGGATATGTTGTGGTAATTTGGACCACCATTCAAGTGTGCTATCTAACACACTTCGACCTGATTCAATTTGTGTATCAGCACTAGGACGCCACAACTTTCTAGTATGTGGTTCTGCATTACTGTATGGATTGAACTTACATGCACCAACACTTAGCACAACACAATCAGGTTCTGTGCCTAATGTTTCGATGTCAATCATTGCATGTGTTGCCATTAGATATCCTACAAATTAAAAGTATATTATATACAATAATTGTGATATTGTCAAGAAAATTGTTTAAAATATTTTTGGTAAATAGGTTTTTCTAAACTGTATGCTTCAGATTCCCAAATTTGATTTTTATAAGGTATATGTTTTATCTTGTTAGGAATTTGACCTTGGATGAATTGTTTTGCATGTACTAGTTCATGCGTCAAAGTTATTAGCAATTCTTCCCTAGTATAATATTGATTTTCAGATCTTCTAGCAAGTTTAATTTCTATGTGTTCGTGATCCCCTACACAATAACCGGCTAATTGATCATCTATTTCAGTTACAATATCTACTACTACATCAACATTGTGTTCTACGTCTGGGCAATTATCGTATAAGTATTGTTCACATGTTTGGATTATTTTATCACGGTTGGCAATACGCCCGGACCAGAATACATTTATCATAACATTACGAAATCACAATATCTTCCATGCCTGCTGTACGCAATCTTGTGATATGACCAATTTGCCACTGTTTTGTATCTAAGCCTTTCATAATACCAAGGTATTTGTTTCTTAAAAGGGCATATTGGTTACATAGGTGCGTTAGTGTAATAACACTGTCTTCACTGTCAACAAACTTTTCAGCATCTCTACTGCTTAATGTTCTATTGTAGTTTTCTAAATACTTGCGAAATGTTTTAGAACGTTCTTTGCGAAGTTCTATGTTTAAATGCTCAAGGATTGCTTCAATTTCCTGTAATTGATTAAATCGATGTTCAGTAATGCCGGGTAGGGCGGCACTGGATTTCTCCAGGCTACCCTTTATACTGCATTCGTACTTGGCTTCTTGTAGTTCATTTTCGTAGTACTCAATTGAATCAACAATTTTTCCTAGGTCATCTACAACAGAATTATACCATCCAGCCATACTTATTCCCAGTCATCTTCATCATCGGTATCATCGTCGAAACCATAATAACCTTTGATTGCATTTTTCATTACAGAATCAAACATTTCTAGATAATCTTCTAAATCACCTAAATCTAGACGTTCATCTAGTAAGCCTACAATATGTTCGGCCGCTTGTATTCTGTCTTTAACAGGAATGTATGTTTTCATACCTTCCCATAGTTCAACTAAAAGACTAATATCAGGATTCATTTTCCATTACCTCATTATCTTCAAAGTCAGCAATCCCGTCAATATCCACAACGTCGTCGTCCTTAATATTGGTACGTTCTGCCCACTCATCTATAATTACCTGAAGTTTATCTCCAGTCCAGCCTTTTCTGAACTCTTTTATTTCTTCGCCTGTAACAGGTGATACATAAGAAAGTTTATTACCAACTTTCTCTAAAACGCCTCTAGATTCAAACATTTCTAATAGTCCACTGTATGGGTCCATGCCTGTTTCATAAGGAATTTTTACCTGTACACTCTCAAAAGGTTTGCTGTAACGTGTTTTCATCACTTTACATGCGGCACGAATACCTTGTACAGTTGATGTTTTGTTACCATCCTCATCTTCTTTGAGTTTGAGCTTTTTCATTGCAACCACAATACTTGATGCATAGATAAAGCCTTGTCCGCCCGAGATTTTGTCATCTGGATCAAACATGTCTTGTGATGCATAAGTGTGATTAGTTGCTACTAATCCTACTGGATGTGGCGCTAGTTGGTTTACAGTGTTTCTCACCAATGCTGTTAGTGCTTTAGGCTTACGACCTAAATCACCTTTGAGATCACCTTTGTTAAACTGATCTACATCAGTTGGTGATAACAACATACCTAAACTGTCAATAACAAACAACATTTTAGGTTGTTCTTCGTATGGTAAGTCACCGTAATTTGTTTTGTAATCGCTGATAAATGTACTAATTGTTTTAGCAACATCATCGATCATACTAACACTGATACGCAACAACTTCTCAGGATTTGTGTCAACGTCAAGTGCTTGAAGCCACTCTTCGTCTAACGCATTTTCACTGTCAAATATAACTACTTGACATCCTGCTTGTTGTGCATTTCTAACCAAGTTACCTGAACAGATAAATGATTTACCTGATCCGGACTCTCCAGCAAACACACTAACTTTACCTAATGGGATACCTTTTTCAAAGTCACCGCTAATTAGATAGTTTAGTGTTTTATTACCAGTGCTGACCCAATCTTTTGGATCATGGAAGCCAGCACTAATACCGCTAATACTTTTAGTCAGACCAGTTCTGAATTTATTTAAATCAAATGGTTTTTGCATGACTTCTCCTTACGATCTGTTTCGGATCATATTTAAGATGTCATCCGCACTTGGTTTACTATCTCCTGAAGGCTGTTCTGCTACAGGTGCTGGTGAAACTGGTGCCTCAGTTTCTGTTGCAGTTGAAGATGGTGCAACTGCTTCAGCCAGAGGGGCCTGTGTTTCTGCCTGTACGCTCGGTGTAGTTTGTTGTACACTTGGTGCTGAACTAGGTACTTCTACACCATATGGTTTGTAGTAATTACCCCATTTAGCAGGATCATACAACTCACCGTCAACTGATGCTTGGAACATTTCAGCGATTGCTTGTAGTTCTTCTGCATTAGGTTGTTTAGGTAAGAAGTCAGAAAGTGTAAACAATCCATTTTTATCAATTGCCGCAAGTTCAGTTTCATCCAATGCTCTTTCTTTTCGAGCCCACTTAGATGTGCTGTAGTCTGCGTATTGACCTTTAGTTGTTTTAGTTACACGGAAATCTGTACCATTCATATAATCAGTTGGAATATTTTCCATATCTGGGTCCATAAGTGCTGATTTAATGATGTTAAAGATTTGAGGTGAAATCACAAAACGTCTAATTGGATTTTCTGGTGATTCCTCATTCAAAGGATTTTCAGTTACAAAACCTTGGAAAATATAACTTCTCTTTTTCCAATACTTTCGACCTAAATCTTCTAATGAAGGATCTTTAAACCAAGGACGAACCTCAGTTAGTACTGGACAAGTGTCGCCATACATTTCTGCACAAGGTACTTGTACTGTTACTGGTTTCATATCACCACCTTTTACACCAGGGAAAGTCAAACGAATCATTTGTCTTTCTACCCAGAAAAAAGTGTTATTTGGATCTGCGTCAGGCAAGAATCTCAGTGTTGCTGAGGTGCCTTCATCGATATTCCAGTGAGGGTAAATGGCGTTGTCGCCACTTGATTGAGATTGGCTTCCGGAAGTTTTGTTTTCCATTGCCGCGAGCTTTGCTCGTATTTCTGCCAAAGATGCCATAATGTTTCTCCTTATATGTATGCCATGTGTGTAGTAAACTTTCTACTACTATGTGCCTATTTTACTTTCTTTGTGCCATGTTGTCAACCTTTTTATACTATTGTTGACAAATAGTTAAAAATTATTTATCTTCTGGGATAAAACTTTCTATAAATTTTTGATAGTACTCTTCCTCTACAAAATTCTCTGCATATACTGCTCTTTTGTTTCCTGCTGATAAAAGACTTGCTTTAATAGCTCTGTACTCAAAAGGATCTAATCCTGCACCACTATTAAGTTTTTGACCAATACCACCTAAATAATTTGCTAATCTATTATCTTTGCAGGTAGTACTAAGTTGTGTAACTTGGTGACCTAATTTAGCATTTGGTGTATCAAATTCTAGTGTGTCACTTTCTGAAATCAAAGATTTAACACCTTTAAACTCTTCTGCTTCAATTGCTTTCATAATGAAGTTTTCAAAAGTATTTTTTCTGTTTACTAAGAATTTGATTGTGTCTACAGCATTTGCAACCTTATCATCGAAATGTGTTTCTGTGAAGTGGTCTTCTAAATCTACTTCTTTGATGATTTCAATATTCTGTTGATCTGCAATACTTTCAACTGCTTTTGCATATGTTTTTACACCGCTTAATCTTTTAAATGTATTTTTGATTTCGCCAATGTTTTCCATTGCCAATGTTACATATTCTTGATTGCTTTCGTTTACTAGATCATTGGTTCTAACATAACGTACAAACTCTTTTAATGTGCTGATATCTTTGCACATTTTAACAATGCTTTCGCCAATGCTGTCATGCATTTCACCACCATTGTATAGGTGTCTTGCCATTGCTCTTGCACCATTTAAATTCTTGCTTGGGAAAGCAAAACGCTCTTCACCACGTTGGATAAAAATTTTGCTGATATTTCTGCTTCTAGAACCTCTTACTTCTTCGTTTACAGGCTTGCTGTGTTTAACAACAATTTTAACACTATCTAGTGGTTGATAACTTGTTTTTGTAGATCCAAATACCGAACCTAAACTTGCTTCATGTACTACTTCCATATCTTTCTCTTTTGTTTTCATCACATTTACAGTATCGCTTTGTGGTTTTAAACTTTTACCAAATACTCTAAAATCTAAATTCATTAAATAGTCTTTTGCTAACTGTCCCAACTGTTTCCTCAGTAAATCAGATTGTTCTGAATTTTCACTGACACTGAGTTTAATTTCTTCTGTGGGCACATTAAGTGTTACTAAGATATTTGGATCTTCAACAAAAAATCTAATTGCACTATCTGGATTGCCAACTACGTTACCGTCTTTGTCAAAAGTATCTATAGTAAATCCATAACCTTTTAAGAGGTTATAAACTCGATCTGCAACTGTTTTAACACTTATAGCCATAAACTATTTATCTCCTACATGTATTTATCAAAATTTGCATTTATGTAATCAAAATCTTCTTGATAGAATTTTTGCAAGGATTCTTTTAATGCATCATCAAATAACATGCTGTCCATTATTTCATGATTGCTACTGTTGTATTTAAAATTGTCCCAAACAATATTTGTATTAAATTTTTTGTTAAGATAATCACTGTTTCCTAATTTATTAAAATCTATATAAATTATTTTATCTGTTAAACTTTCTAATATAGGTACCCAAGAAGAGTACTTGTATTGATGAAATAACAATGTATCATTTCTAAAGGGTTTCATTTTTTTACACATTTTCTGAAACATTTCTACATTGAGAGTTGAATATGTTGTTTTAAAAACTTCTGCCATAGGTTTTGTATGCTTTTTGCTGTTTAAT